GCTGTTTGGCGAGCGCGCACGGCGGCAGCTTTCTCCGCTGCCGCCAAGTCGGCATCCGGCTCGAGGACGGCGGCCGATGGGGCCACCGCGAGATCGCGCCCTTCCGCCACTGCCGCTTCGCGCTCCCGGCGAACCGTGTCGAGCTCCCGAGCGAGCGACTTTACCTTCTCGCGTTCCAATGCGAGCTCTTCTACAGCCCGCCTCGCTGAAGCCTCGGCTGTTTGGCGAGCGCGCACGGCAGCAGCTTTCTCCGCCGCCGCCAAATCGGCATCCGGCTCGAGGACGGCGGCCGATGGGGCCACCGCGAGATCGCCCCCGTCCTTCACCACCGCTTCGCGCTCCCGGCGAACCGTGTCGAGATCGCGAGTCAGCGACTTTACCTTCTCGCGTTCCAATGCGAGCTCTTCGCCAGCCCGCCTCGCTGCAGCCTCGGCTGTTTGGTGAGCGCGCACGGCGGCAGCTTTCTCCGCCGTCGCCAAATCGGCATCCGGCTCGAGGACGGCGGCCGATGGGGCCACCGCGAGATCGCCCCCGTCCTACACCACCGCTTCGCGCTCCCGGCGAACCGTGTCGAGATGGCGAGTCAGCGACTTTACCTTCTCGCGTTCCAATGCGAGCTCTTCGCCAGCCCGCCTAGCTGCAGCCTCGGCTGTTTGCTGACTGCGCACGGCGGCAGCTTTCTCCGCCGTCGCCAAATCGGCATCCGGCCCCGGGACTTTGGACGATTGGCGGGCCACGGCGAGATCGCGCTCGAAGGCTCCAAGCTTATGCCGCGCCTCCTCAAGCGCTCGTCTCTCCCCGGCCAGGGTCTTTTCCGCGGCGTCTCGCGCCCTGAGCGCCGCAGCCTTTGACCGCATCGCTCCAGCGGCTTTGGCCTCCAACTCTTCGACGACCTCCAGCACCATCGTCAGATCACGTGCGAGTGCTTCGGCTCTTTGGCGCTGCTTTTCGGCGACACGGCGCATCGCCTCAAGGTCTCTTCTGGCCGCCAACAACGCACGGCGAAGAATCTCCTCCAGCTTGCCGCCAGCCAGTTGCACGCCGTTGGGCGCATCGACCTCCTGGCTCGCCGCGAGGAGCGTTTCCTCCGGTGCGGCGCTCCTGGCGCCTTCACGCCCAGTCGACGCACCTGTCTTGTTGACCGACGCTTCCGCCGCTTCCCCCACCGAATCCGCCGTCTGGTCGAACGGAGGCTTCATGGCTTCGCGTTGAGCTTGCGCAGCACCGAGAAGACGTCCCGCACCCGGAAGGTCGAGCTTCACCCTGATCCCGATCGCAATCATGTCATTAAGCCGCGCCGTGTCGGCTATGCTGCGAATCAACGCGTGCCATTCCGAAGCGCGCATTTCGCGCATGCCTTGCGGGGCAAGCCTGTCTGCAGTTGCTGCCTGCCCTCCTGCGGAAGACCCGAGCAGGAAAACAAGGCAGAACGAAATGAGGCCGAGCGTTGCCATAGCCGTGTCCCGCCTGGGCGACAGGCCATCATACTGCCTCGGTCCACTTCTCGCTAGAGGGGAAGATCTTTGCCGTTCCTCCTCTTTCGCATTTCGTCTTTTTCATAGTATGTTGCTGAGGCTTCGGCTTAGGCGCGCCCATCGTCTAGCGGTCAGGACGCCGCCCTCTCACGGCGGTAACACGGGTTCGAGTCCCGTTGGGCGTACCAACTTCATCGCCGACTTTCCCGTCTCCGCCTCCTCGGCCATTTTCCATGAAAAAATCGATCTTGGTCGCGCTCGGTCACTTGCGGGAATCCAAAGGCCCCTCTATAAGCCACCTCGTCTTGCAGCGCCGTGCGCCGTTCCGGTGCACAAAGGTCGCTGCAACACTTGACTCGCACGGGTTTTAAAGCCGTGCAGAGGCGCCCATCGTCTAGCGGTCTAGGACGCCGCCCTTTCACGGCGGAAACACGGGTTCGAGTCCCGTTGGGCGTACCATCAATCAATGAAATCAAATACTTACAGGACGTGTCCCAAATGCGTCCCAAACCCGTCCCCAAATGGTACAGCGTCCCCAAATTCTATTTTACCACCCGGAGCTTCGGCATCGCCTTCTTCCTCGCCTGCAGTGTCAGCAGCGCGTCGGTCGCCAGCGTGCGCTTCTCGGCACCCTTCACATAGGGATCCACCTGCTGCAGCGACGAGTGCCCCAGGACATCCTGCACCTGACGTCCCGAAGCCCCCTGTATGACCAGATCGATGCCGAGTGCCTTTCTGAGGCCGTGCATCGAATAGCCTTCGGGAATCTCCGCCTCGCGTCTCCAGTCGCGGAATCGGTTCCCCAATCCGGCGTTTGAGTATTGCTTGCCGAAGGAGGTCTTCAGCACCGTGCCTTCGCGAGTCCCCGCGATAGCCGCCAGCGCTTCGGACAGTTCCTCGGTGACGATCAGGAACATCTCCTTGCCGCCGGTTCGCTTCTTGTTTTTCTGCTGGCGGAAATGGAAGGCCTCGACGTCGAGCAGAGAGCCATCCGGCATCCGGACCGTTTCCCGCACGAGCTGATCCCAGCGCAGGTTAGCGACGTCGGAGATGCGGTTCCCGAGGCAAGCCGCGAGTGCATAGGCGGTGCGAGCGGGCGTGCCAATGGGATGCTGGACCTCGTACATGTGCCGGTACTCATCCGTCCAAGGAGTATGGCCCTCGGTCGCCTCGGCGACGTAAGACAGATGCGGATTGGTGATGTCGTACTCTACCCATTCCTCGAAAATCGCCACCTGCATCAGTTTGCGGATCGCCGTCAGCACGTGCTTGGCACGGGCCGACGATTTCCGCTTGGCCAACCTGTCGAGATATCTTCGCATGTATTTGATGCTCAGATTCTCGATCAACACGTCCTTCCATTTCAGCGCATTGTCGTCGGTGACATAATCGCCGAGGAAGGCGGTGATATGGCGTTGATTCAATGCCTTGGTGTTGTCTGCCAGCGTCTCCCAAAACTCGGTTTTCAGCAGCAGCCGCTCGGCGTGGCCAAAGCTTCTCGGCATGACGCCGTGACCGATCTCGACGATCTCGGCGGTGCTGCCGTTCATCACCTTTTCCCATTTGGCATAGGCGATCTTGAAGCATTCGTCCCCCGGCTCGCCGGGAAGCAGCTTGTCGATCGCGCCATCCGGCGAGCGGAAGCGCCAGATCATGTTCCCGCGCAGTTTGCGCTGCGACGCTTGGGGAAAGTCGGGATGCTTCTCGTGCTTACTCGGTCTGCCCATACTGCCCCCCAGATAATCGGGCGTTATTGCCCGGAACGGGTAACGTGTTAGAGGGCTCTTATAAAGCAAGTCAACTCAAGGCCGGCGCTTGCCGCTCGCTTCGAGCTGGCCTTCCAGGCCCGTTCTCTGATCGGGCAAATCGGTGAAATAGGCATCGATCTGGTAGCGGTCCCACACGACACGGGAGCCGACCTTCTTGGGTTTCGGCATGCGCCGCTCCGCCACCAGCTCATCGAATTTTGTCACCCCGACACCGACGTAGCGCGCGGCCTCTTCGCGACTCAGGCCGCGCGGTGGGTAGGCAAAGCTGTCGCCAGTTTTTTCGTCAGCTTTCATGACCCGTTGCCTGCTTTGGGATATTGCCGTCAAGCAACGGGCTCTGAACAATGCCATGCAGGATCGAGCGAGCAAATTCGCGTCCTTCGCTCGTCTCGATGACGCCGATCATCGCTCCGATGACGGCGCTGGCTGCTACCGCTGGATCGGATGTCGCAGCCACCACCCGGACAAGGTCGATGGTGTCGTCCTCGGTCCATGGCTGCCTATCCGGCGTTCGCATTGCGCTGTTCTCTCAGTCCCAGCAATTTCAGCTCAAGCGCTGAAATGATGTCTTCCAGGGTTTCCTCCTCGTCGCCTTCCTTTTCGGCAACGAGCATAAATTCATCAATCAAATCATTAAGAGCTTCGTCGAAATCCCGGTCCATCGCTCGTGGTCCTCCCTTTGCGTGAGTACGGATGTCCCTTCTCTTCAAACAATAGCGCTTCATTAATCGGCACCAGTGCACGCACCAGTTCCATGGTCTTGCCGAGAACCATCTCGCGCAACGGCGGCGCGTGACCGGCGATGAACGTCGCCAGCATATCGGCGATGACGACGCTCTGTACTTCCGGCCGGTGGCCCTTCAGGATTGGCCAGACCAACTTTTCCAGCCGGTAGGCGGATGCGATTTCCTCGTCCAAGTTGCTCATCTCAACGGCCTCGGCCAGCGCGCTATTCGAACGTGACGGCAGGGGGCCGTATTAGATGCTCGAAAGTGCAATTCGTTTCATCGCCACACCCTTTCCTTGAACAGGACGGCCGGTCCCGCGATCCACGGCAGCGCCTCGGGCGTCGGGAAGCGGAATGGATCATGGGTGAGCACGTTGTTCCGGTAAATCCGGGTCGCCAGTTCGTTCCTCGGCAGGCGATTGAGCATGCCTTGCTCGTTAACGAACATATCCATGTAGTGCGCTCGCTCTCCGGTGGAATAGCGCCAGAAAACATTGACGTGCTCCATCGGAATCCCGGTGACGGCCTCGACCACAGCGCGCAACTGATTATAGAACCGCGGCGACGTGAAATCCGGCAGATGCGCGAGGCAGGGCTCAGGCCCCCGCTGGCCTGGCCGAAGGACCAGATAGGGAATCTCCACGTCGCTGGTCATTTCTCCACCACCTGGAAATGTCGCTGCGCCTCTCCCGGCAGGCCGTCGAAGGCGGCATCGACGCTGCCGCCCTGCAGGACCGAGGCGAACATCACTTCGAGTGCCCGCGCCAGCTCATAGGCGGTGATGTCGTCCTGCGGATTCCAGATGTAGTTTTTCGGCTGACGGAGCTGGACGATGCCGTCCTTGTTGACCTGCAGCATGCCCTGCCGCGCCAGATGCTCCAGCGCCTGCTTGACGCTGTCGTCGTTCATGCGTGGCCCTCCACTTCCGGCTGGCCATCGAACCGGGCGAGCTGCTCTCTCAGCAGCACGACGATGTCCTCGCGGCGGGCATTCGAGATATAGTTGCAGCGGCCTCGGTGATCGTCGAACGGAAAGACCATGACGATGAAGCCATTCCGCTTCTTGCCGCCGTGCCCGTTCAGAATCTCGTCGATCCCTTGCGCCAGCCCGTTCATCAGATGGATGAGGTCCGGCTGGATCGGGCCGTCGCCGAGCGTGTGATCGTTCCTGCTCATGGGATCAGCTCCGGCAGGTGCAGCAACGAGATTGGCGGCCGTTCCGCATCGCACCTCGCTGCCTTCCAATCCACTTCCCCGGTCAAGGCCAGACGCCGCAGCGTTGCCGCCGCCCATTTCGTTGTGACGTGGGTGCGCGCCCACAGCGATGACCGCGAATAGGAGGAGAAGATCGGCTCCTCGTCCTCCAGATCCTGCCATTGCGGCGTGAACAGCTTGCACAGCCTGGTGCCGTAGACGCCAAGATAGCGGCCGGCGATCTCGGGGATCTGCGCATGGCGGAGGTGCTGCCGCTTTGCTTCGCTGTCCATTTGACCGAGCGATTCCCAGCAAGCCCAGCCGGCGATGCACGACGGGCCGAAATTGTCGTCGAGCCAGCATTCCATATTGAAGCGATCCTCGGGCAGCACCTCGATCAGCGCGGCCAGCGCCAGTATCCGGATCTGCTGGTCGGTGAAATGAACGTGTTGCATGGCTTCCTCCCTTTCAGATGAACATCGCCGCCAGCAGCAGGACGAGCACGATGATCGCGATGCCGAGGATTTCCGTCTCCCTCATGGCTCTTCGTCCGCCATGACGTTCAGCCAGATCTCTCGCATCGTGATGGCGACATCGTCCTTGAGCAGTTCGACATATTCACGATGATTTGGCGGACGCAGCCCGCCTTCCCGGCGCGCGTCGAAGATCGACCACTCGCCGCATTTGATGCAGAGCGAAAAGTCTCCATTCCTCGGCGGCAGGTCGCCTTCGATAGCGGTGGCCGCATCCAGGCGGCGGTTACAGAACGGGCATGTATGGTCGAGGTCCATTGGCCACTCCGTCAGTTGGTGGCACGGAATTCCGGGTGCTTCGTCGCGACGTGGCAACGGAGATTGGCGAACGAGCGATTGCAGCAGGGACAGAGACCGTTCTTGCTGCGCGTCTCCAGCCGCCGCGCCTTGAGAGCGTTGGCATCGGCGTGGCGGATCGCGGCGTCACGCTCGTCGACTACCTCCGCCAGTTTCGGCTTCAGGCGGTCTCGCTCGCGGCACAGCTTGGCCTCGGCGGTTTCGCCTTCGACGTAATGCCAGGCATGGCCATTGGGGCAGAAGATCGAGAAGCTGTCGCGACGCAGCATGCCGGTGCTGTAGAGCGTCTCGGGGAACGCATGGTCCATCTCGCAGCGCGGACAGCGTGCGAACACGAACCACGTTCCGTCGAACAGCGTCTTCTGCATCTTAGGACCCCTCGCCGACCGGCAGCACGTCTTCGAGGAGCCGCCGAAAGCGGGCCTTGTATTCTTCGAGCTGCCGCACCGCCTTGCCGCTCTGCTGTATCGCCAGCCCGTCGAGATGGTGGATGCCTCCGTTGACGGAGCGGTCGACCTCGGCGCGCGTCGCCAGACGTCCATCGCGCCAGAACGAGATGCGGTCCGGCTCGTCGATGCGGAACAGGAGGCCGTCGCCTTCGCGGAACCACGTGTAATCCCTGGTCACCCAAATGCAGGTGACCTCTGGATTGCGCTCCAGCATGATGCCGGGAGCCCACGAACCATCCGGCATGCCACGCTTGTTCCGTTTGGCCATCGGCTGCGACAGGAACGGACAGGCGGAGACCGCGAAGCGGGCGCATTCGTAGTGCGACGGCGGCTCCGCCGAGATCCGGTTGATGCAGCACATCGGGCCAATCGTAAACGCCTTGTAGCGCCCGAGCTGCTCGCCACAGATCCAGCAGCGGGAGAACTTGATGGCGGCAATCAGGTGCCGCTGGTTCATCACCCGGAAGTCCGGCTTGTCGTCGATGATCTCGACGAAATAAGGGATCGGATAGCCGCGTTCGTCGACCGGCAGTTTGGCGATTCGGGGCGGCAGGTTTTCGAAGCGGACGGTCATTGGCCAGCCTTCCTGATTTCCTCGAGCCGCTTCGAAGCGATCTTCCAGGCCTTGTCGCGGCCTTTCTTGTCGCCGTCGAAATAGGCGTCCAGCTCCATCTGCTCCCAGATTTCATGAACCGCCGCTTCGGTCGGCGCGGCGGCCATCCGGCGGCCGACCGTCTCGAAGATGTCCTCCGCCAACGAAGAAGGGGCATTGTCGCTGGCGGAGGAGCCGGTTCCGGCGACCTCCTGTGGGTTGGAGTTAGAACCCGCGCCGGAACCTTCGGCGAAGTCATCGAGCGTTTGTGCGGCGCCATCGCTCGTCGTGCCTTCGCCGGTCTCGTCTTCTGCTTGCTCGCCGTCCTGCGGCGGGAAGGTTTCGTTCCATGTGGCCATGCCGTCGCTGACCGCCTTGGCCATGGCGATGATCTTCGCCACGTCGGTCGCCAGCCAGTCGGCGCGCGGACGTCCGATGACCCGCTCGACGCGCTCGATGTCGACATACGCGCCAACCCGCTGGATGGTGCGCTGCCGGTAGTTTTCGAGATCCTTGCCGATGCGATCGATCAACGCTCCTTTGGCTTCCTCGAAGGCAAAGTCGGCGAAGGTCTGCAAGGCGTTGACGACGACGTTCCTGATTGCCTTCGACGCGCCGATCTGGAAACCGATGTCCAATCGCCTTTCATCGTCGGTTCCGCCAATCTTCGCGGCGCTCTTCCTCTGCTGGAACGGACGGACAAGCGAATAGCCGCTTTCGAGATCCACAAAGCGGGCATGGAAAAGCCAGAAGTCGCCGAGATCCTGGGCGCGGCAATCGACGGCGCAGTTGCCGTAGAGTCTCGACAAATCGTTGGCGAGCTTGATTGACGGGCCTTCGATCCAGTCGGTGCGGTTTTCCTTCCGGTTCTTCACCGGGAAGCGATAGTACCAGTCGCTACCAGCAGCCTGCGCCAGCGTCCGCAACCGGTTCAGCACCAGCCCCTCGTCTCGATGCACCGCTACCGGCTGTGCGGCAATCACCTCGAAGCTTTGCGCCATGGTAGCTGGCACGTAGGTTGACGGGTCGCCAAGGCTGGCCGAGGCGAATTCGTCGAGCGCCGAGCGACGCTCCTCGCGCGTCTGATCGTTCATGAGACCGGCTCCTTGATAATCATGGCCATCAATTTCTGAACCATTCGCCTGCCGCGCTCGAAGAGATTGAACATCTGCCCGCCCCATCGCATCCGGTCGTCGTCAGAAGACTCATCCACCCGCACGCCGAGCAACTTCGATTGCGGTTTGCAGATAAAGCGTGTCATCCCGAAGGGACCGGTTCGCTCGTAGGTGACGATCAGGATCGCGTCGTCCCGTTCACTCTCCGGGCGCTCGCACGGCGGCAGCGCCTCCTCGGGATAGGAGCCGTCCGGCGCGGCCTTCTGGCCAGCGATCCAGACCTCGGCAATCGACGTGTAGGCGCGCGCACGGGAGGCTTCGAGCGCCAGCGCCACGAACTTGTAGGAAGCGATCTTTTCGCGGTCATCTTCCCATGGCGTCTCGATCCACAGCAGCGAGTGGCCATCGTCGATGATCCACAGGAACGGCACCTCTCCGGTTCGCGGATAACGCTCCTCGACGAAGCCAACCGCCTTCTCGTGCAGCTCGGAGCGCGCGATGCCACCCTTCCCTTCGTCAACCTGGTAAAGCCTGGGTTTCATTCCTTTCCCCTTTCCGAGACACGCAGTACCCGGCCGCGCCACTCGGGCACGGTGTAGGCCATGCGGCTCTGATCGCGGCAGGTGATCTTCCAGCCGGGGAATTGCGCTTCCTCGGCGTCGCCGACTTTCTCGCGGATCTCGGCGTCCAGTGCCTGCAGCTCCTCGCCATCGGCCTTGAGGCGGTCTTTCAGTTGCAGCCGGTAAGGCAGGATCTCGGCGAGCCGGTTGTCGCCGGAAAGATCGATCGTCTCGCCCTTCACAGCATGGGGATGCATGGCAGCGATGGTGTCGGCGTCGAGCCGGTAGTCTGGTTTGGGCAGCCGAGCTGCCTCGATGTTCTTCCAGAAACCATCCGCCAGCCCGGCGAGCTTCTCCTCCGCCCCCGCATGGCGCGGCACGTCAAAGAGATGCAGGCTTGCTTCGTAAGTGGAGACCGACAGTACCGCGAGAAAACCGTGCGCGGCGTCGATCAGCATGTTCTCGCAGGCGACCTGCAGGGTGTAGCCCACCGGCGGCACGCCATGCCATTCGTCGAATTTCGGCTGGCTGACCGTCTTGATCTGGACATTGCAGATGCCGTTGTATCCGGGCACTTCGGCAAGGCAGTCCGGCGTGCAGGCGAGTCGCCGCTCAGTGTCCATGATGAACACGTGCTGGCGCTGGACACGCCAGTCGTCGCGCTCTTCCATCAGATAGGAGGCGGCTGCCGCCTCGAAATGGCGACCGCGCCGCATGATCGGCGTCTCGACCACCGAGGTCAGCCCGAGCTTCTCGGCGTAGAGCGCAAGCGCCGAACGATACTCGTCGATGCCTGCGGCAGCGGCGACTTCCGAGGCGCACAAAAAAGATCGTCGCCACTCCAACCAGAGCTGGATCGACGTTATTGCCCGTCGCTCTATCATTGTTTCCCCCTGCCCGGCGGATATGACAAAGCATCGCTCACCGAGGCATCGGCGGCGTTGCGAATGTCCGTCAGGCTGAGTTTACGAGAAAACGTTGGTTGATGACGATATACCTACGGGGCAAAATTGCAAGCGCGTGATGGGATCAGTTATGGTCATCCTTGCGGTGCACGTGGGGGCGAAGCGCGGCCATCAGCGTCATCTCGGCGAGTCGGCGCTCCTCATCGCTACCGCGCATAAGCGCGTCGAAAGAGAGTTGGTCCGGCGGGCGGGAGACCGGGTCGCCGGGACTCGGGCACTTGCAGGCCTTGGCGAAGGCGAACAGGTAAGAGCCTATAAAATCACGCTTTCCGGCTTCTATTCTGGAAACAGTAGCGGGCGTGACCCCGAGGATTTCGGCCAGTTCCGTCTGCGAAAGGCCCGCTTGCATCCGCCATTCGCGAAAGAACAGCCGCTCTTTTGCTTGGTCTGTCATGTCACTCAAGTGCCCCTCAGCACGTTGCAACGTTCATTAGCTTTCACATTTTCGTGAGCCTCGACAACAGCCCTTCCGTCATTTTCCTGTTGAAGTCTGACTTTCCTGTCAGGTAAATTGGCCGGCCATGCATCCTTTGAAGAAATGGCGGGAAAGCCGGCCCGCTGGCCAGAACACCCTTGAAGCAGCCGCCTCGCTGCTGGGCGTCACGGTAACGCAGGTCTGGCGATATGAGAACGGCCAGCGCCGCATTCCGCCGGAGAAACTTGACCGCTACGAGAAGATTACGGGCATCCCGCGCCAAAATTTGCGCCCCGATATTTTTCTGCCCGCCTCCGACCGAACCGCTCCCTGAAGCCTGACGCCCTCCGACGCCATCCTTTTCGGTTCGCGGTCTCGTCCGCCTGTTGGAGAAGCCGCCATGAAGCACGAGGAGGACATCGCCGCGCCTGCGCCTGCGATCAAGCCTCGCTTGGTGCCGCTTATCGAAATCTCTGAAAGCCAATGCCGCTACCCAGTCCTGCCAGCCTCCAGCGCGCCGGGGAAGTTTTTGTTCTGCGGCCTGCCGGTGGCGAGGGGCCACACCTTCTGTCCCTACCATCATGCCCTTTGCTGGCACGCAAAGCACGTAGCCCATCCGGGTGGGCCAGTCCCAATCCACAGGAGAATGGGCCGATGAGCTTACCCGTCAAAGCTGTCGAAGGGCTGTCGGGCCTGCATAGAGCGACGGAGTTGACGTCATGCTGATCCTCGGCATCGATCCATCCGTTACGCAATGCGGGCTGGCGCTCTATCGGTTCCCCGGTCAAGAGCGCGACATCGAGTGCTTCTCGTTCTCGGCCAATGGCGACACGGCGGAGGAGAAATGCGCCGACTTCGGCCTGCGTCTGCATGACTTCTGCCTCGGCCGCCGCCCGGACTTCATCTGCCTGGAAGCGGCAATGAGGCTGATCGCCGGTTACCAGAAGCGGACGAAAATCGATCTGGGCGGCAAGCGCCTCGGCTACTGGACGCCAAATGCCGACCAGTTGGTGCTGCCGGAGATTCAGGGCCACGTGCGGCAGCTCGCCATCGACCGGGGCATGGGTTTCGAGACGGTCGCCGTCAAGACCTGGCGGGCCGATCTCTATGGGCGCGGCGGCGGCTCGCTTGGAAAGGACGAAGCCAAGCGTCGCGCCCGCGAATATTGCCGCTGGCTCGGCATCGCCGCCAAGAACCACAACGAAGCCGAGGCAGCATGCGTCGCCATATGGGCGAGTCGATGCTCGCAAACCTTACGGCTGATGCGCGCGGGGATGGCGGGATGATCACGGTCATTTCCCTTGGCGCTGGCGTCCAGTCCTCTACCATGTCGTTGATGGCCGCAGCCGGGGAAATCGAACCAATGCCGGACTGCGCGATCTTCGCGGATACAGGCTGGGAGCCGAAGGTCGTCTACCGGCACCTCGACTGGCTGACCGAGCAACTCCCCTTCCCGGTCCATGTCGTGACCGACGGGAACCTTCGCGAGCAACTGGTCGCCCGCTCGGCTGGCCGCGCCGGACGGTTCCTGACGGTGCCGTTCTTCCTGAAGCATCGGAACGATGCGCACGGCATTGGCCGCCGCCAGTGCACCAGCCACTACAAGGTCGAGCCGATCCGCGAGAAGATCCGCGAGCTGCTCGGCCGACCGAAAGGTCCGGTCCCGGCCGGAAGCGCCGAGAAGTGGATCGGCATCTCCGTCGACGAGGTGATCCGCGCCACGCCATCGAAGGTGCGCTTCGAGATCGACCGCTTCCCGCTGCTGAAAAAACGCATGACGCGCGCCGACTGCCTCGGTTGGCTTCGGCGGCACGGCTATCCCGAGCCGCCGAAGCCGTCCTGCATCGGCTGCCCGTTCCACTCTGATCGGATGTGGCGCGAGATGCGCGACCAGCGCCCGGAAGAATGGGCCGACGCCATCGAGATCGACAAGCTGATCCGCCGGCCGATCGACCGTCCAGGCGCATCGTCGCTGCGCGGCGAGCAGTTCATGCATGCGCAAAGGGTGCCGCTCGATCAGGTCGACTTGACTACCTACGAGGATCGCGGCCAGCTCAACCTGTTCGTTCATGAATGCGAGGGGCTGTGCGGTGTCTAGGCCCTTCCTCGATCTGTTCTCCGGCATCGGCACCGCCGCATTGGCGTTCACGCCGCACGGTTGGACAACCGTCGCCCATGCCGAGATCGACCGCTTCGCCACATCGCTGCTCAGATACCGTTTCCCGACGATACCGAACTATGGAGACGTCAATGCCTACGAGGACTGGCCGGATCTTCAGATTGACCTGCTTACCGGCGGCACCCCCTGCCAAGCCTTCTCGGTCGCGGGCCTCCGCAAAGGCCTACGAGATCCACGAGGCGTCCTCATGCTCGACTATCTTGCCGTGGCTCGCCGCTACCGCCCCCGCTGGGTGGTATGGGAGAACGTCGCCGGAGTCCTGTGGCATGACGAAGGCAGGTCTTTTGCGACCTTCCTCGGGGGGATGGAAGAGTGCGGGTATAGTTGCGCATGGCGGGTGCTTGACGCTCAGTTTGTCCGAACACAACGCTTTCCCCGCGCCGTGCCGCAGCGACGATCACGTGTGTTCGTTGTCGGACATCTTGGAGACTGGCGCGGTCCTGCCGAAATACTACTTGAGCCCGAAAGCATGCGCGGGGATTCTCCGCCGAGCCGAGCGCCGCGGCAAGACGCTGCCCATGATGTTGCACAGAGCCTTGTCGCAAGTGGCCGCGGCGTCGAGCGTCCCGGCGAGCCCCGCGACCAAGACCCGGTCGTCGCCGCCCGCCTTGTCTCCTTCGGCGAATATGAAATCGACGGCACCGCCTCGCCGGTCCTTGAGCGCGACTACAAATACGCCAGCGATCTCGTCGCCCACACGCTGAAGGCGGACGGTTTCAATGCTTCCGAGGACGGCACCGGGCGCCAGCCGATCATCCCGGTGGTCGCGCCGACACTGTCCGGCGCGGCCAACCGCACCGGCGGCGACCGTCCGCCCGGAACGATGGGCGCGGACATGCACGACGCGCTTATCCCCATCGCGTTCGATTCCAAGAGCCACGGCGCGGGCGGCGACATCGCGCCAACGCTTCGGGCGATGAACTTCTGCGAAAGCCATGCCAATGCCGGTGGGCAGGTCGCCGTCGCCTTCAACGCCAGCCAAGATCCGGTTCCGCACAACGTGCCTGGTGCGCTCGACGAGGACGGTTTCAGCCAATCGGTGGCGGCGCGCTGGGGCGTCCGGCGGCTGACGCCGCTCGAATGCGAGCGCCTGCAGGGTCTGCCGGACCACTGGACCGACGTGCCGTGGCACGGCCAACGGCATGCGCCGGACGGACCAGGCTACCGGGCCATCGGCAACGCATGGCCGTTGAACGTCGCCGACTGGATCGCCTCGCGGCTCGAGGAATGGGAAAGCCGTCATGGATAGGGCGGAGCGCGCTGCATGGCTGGAGAAGATGCGCTTCTGGCACTCGCTCGACAACCAGATCACCCGGCTCGCCGATCACCACCGCGAACAGCTGCGCCGTCATGGACCGCCGCTCCCGCGCCCCCAGCCGCGCCGCGACGACGATCTCTATCCGCATCGCTGGCAAATCGAGTTGCTGCTGCGCGACGACGGCCTTCCCGGCATCGCTTCCAACTTCCATAACTGTTGCGTCGTCATCCGCGACCACCCGGAATTCTCGTCGCTGTTCATGCTGAAAGGCCGAAATCACGTCGTGGTGCGCGCGCCGCTGCTCGGCGAGACATGGCTCGGTTTCCGCGAGCGGTCGCTTACCGGCGACGACATCTCGAAGATCCATGCCTTCGTGCAGGACTTCGGCCTCGTCACCATCGACCGCCAAACGCTGACATGGGCAATCCGCCGGGTCGCGGCCGAGAACAAGCCAAGGACGCTTGGCCATGGCTGACATCGTCAAATTCCCCGTCATGCTGCGCCGCTACCGAACGCCCGATCCGAAGACGATCCCGCTCCGCCCCTGGGTGATGCGCGGGCTGCTGCTGCGCAAGCAGATCACCGCGATCATCGCCGCAGGCGGGCTCGGCAAGTCAATCCTCGGTCTCGTCATCGCCTGGCACCTCGCCGCAGGCAAGAATTACGGCCCCTTCCGCTGCAACCACGGCGACCGCTATCGGGTCGCGATCCTCACCTGCGAGGAAGACCCGATGGAATTCGACAGGCGCATGGCGGCGGTGAAGAAGCATTTCGGCTTTACCGACGACGACGAGGAATATCTGCACATCGTCAACATCGACGAACCTCCGATCCTCGCTCAGGCCGACAAGAACGGCCACGTCTGTGCTACCAAGAAGCTCGCGGAGATGGAGATGCTGCTCGGCCAGTACGGCATCGACGTGATCATCATTGATCCATTCATTGAAATTTGGAACGGACAGGAAAACGACAATGCCCAAGTGAAGGCAGCAGCTGCAGCGCTGCGCGCCGTCGCGCGCCGACAGGACGCCGCCTGCATGCTGATGCACCACGTCCGCAAGGGCGGGGTCACTCCCGGCGACATCGATGCCAGTCGCGGCGGTTCGTCCTTCGGCGGTCTCGTCCGCCTCGCCTTTACGCTCTGTAACATGACGCACGAGTCAGCAATGTCGTTCGGCATCAAATCGCCGAAAGGGATCGTCCGCCTGGACCCTGCAAAGTCCAACTACACGCCGCCTGCCGAAGACGCCCATTGGTTCAAATTTGCCAACGTTGATCTCGAAAACGGGACGGACGGCGACAACAACTCCGACAGGGTCGGCGTGCTGTTTCCATGGGTCGCACCCGGTCTCTTCGAGAACATCGGCTTCGACACCATCGAGAAGGTGCTCGATGCCATCCAGACACCGCAGGGCATCGGCCACGAGCGCTATACCTTCGCCGCGCAGGCCAAGGAGCGCTATGTCGCGCACCCCATCGCCGAGCTGCTGGAGATCGATGTCGGCCGCGCCGAGCGGATCATGAAGTGTTGGAAAAAGAGCGGGCTGCTGTACGAGGCGGACTATGTCGGCAGCAAGTCGCGGTTGAAAAAGGGAGTCTTCGTCGACGGCTCGAAACGGCCATCCGCCACCGCCGAGGTGTAGCTCGGAATCGTCCCGGTTCTGATTGGCGAGAACCGGGAGAGAACCGGGAAACAGGGGATTTGGATGTCCCGGTTCTTCTCGGAATGCCCTAAAGGAAAAGGAGAACCGGGAAACCTTCCCGGTTCTTCCCGTTCTGACTGGGGTCAGAACCGGGAAGGACGCTCCAGCAAGGGCATTCGAGCCCCCGACAAGGGAAAAGCGCCATCGCTGTGGTTGCAACCTATAAGGCAAGAAGAATGGCAGGAGCGAGGCGGTTCGCTGCCGAGAGGCCTAAGCTTCGGAGCTGGCTCTGGAACGTTTATTTCTGCTGCGTTCGAGGCGCTATGCATACCGCCGCAAAACGAAATCCCAAACCTGTTCCACCTTGCCGTCCCACAACGCCTGCGGATAGGGATTTTCCGGCAGTTCATTGAGCCGCTGCCTGATCTCGGTCCAGACCGCTCCCCGCGTTTCCTGCCCGCGAACCCAGTCTATTGCGCCGGTTAGGTCGTGCAGCTTCTTCAGCAGGGATCGCGCCACCCGTTTGACCTCTCGCTCCTCTACCTTGGTGAGCTTGGGTTCTGGGTTGGTCAGCAGATCGAAGATCGCCAGTTCCTCCTCCGACAGCTCCTCGCGTGCGGCGCGTTGCTCCTCATCATCCATTTCCCCAATGAACGCTTTCAACGCCTCGAAGAACTGCTCGGCATCAACTGAGCCGGCATTGTAATCCGCAACCAGCTTTTCCAGCCTTTCCACCAGATGCTGCCGTGTGGGATTGTTCGCCGCCAGCTTCCGCGCCTTTTCCTCTGCCCCCTCACGCAGCTTCTCGGCGGTAACTTTCGGGCTGGCGGAAAAAAGGGCGGCCAGCCTGTCGAAGTCGATGCCGGATAAGTCCACACGTCCCGCGGCGGTATCCCCTTCGACGATGGGCGTCAGGATCGCGACACCCTCCAGCTTTTCATCAAGCAGTTCGGCAATTCGGGCGGAAATTGCGGATATATCGACGGGACCAAGCCTTGCCCTCACAGCATCGGACAGCGTGTGGAAGACCGCGACAGGCTTGAGATAGGGCGTAGCCCGCTCATCGGGCAGCAGCGCCTTGTATGCCTTTGTAACGGCCGCCGTCAGGCGCAAAAACTCGCGGCGGCGATCATCGGGCGCAATCAAAATTTCAATGGCCTGATTGATGAGCCGTAGCCGATCGAAATCACGAACCTCCATGATGGCGTCTGCTTCAACGCCCAACGGCTGAACGAATGCCCGTGCCAAGGTCAGGGCATCTTCAAGGGCGGCAACAAGAGCTTCCTTGTCCTTGATCGGCGTTTCCTCGCCCCCGCCGCCCGCATAGATAGCGAGCGCCTTCTGGAGGTTCTGGAACACGCCGACATAATCGACGATGACGCCGGACGTCTTTCCTTCGGCCCGACGGTTAGCGCGGGCAATAGTCTGCATCAGCGTGTGGTTCTTCATCGGCTTGTCGAGATAGACGGTGCCGATGGTGGGCACGTCAAAGCCGGTGATCCACATCGCGCAGACAAACACCAGCCGCAGCGGATCGGTGGGGTCCTTGAACTTGGCCTCAAGATCTTCTTTCTGCATCCGCTCGCGGTGCGGCAGGATGTCGAGGCCCTTCTTGCGCAGGTCGTCGATTTCGTTCTGGCTTTGGCTGACCACCACCGCCATATCGAGTTCGTGCAGCCACATCAGCCGTTCAGCAATCGCTGCACCTTCCGCCTCATGGGCTGTTTTGAGGCGTTCCTCGTCCGCTGCGATCAGGCGGGCAACGGCGGCTTTCACCCTGTCATGCATGGCAACAGCAGTTGCCTTGTCGATGGCGACGAACATCGCCTTGCCGCGATAGCCCCGCATGGCGAAATGCAGCGCCACATCTTCGGCCACCTTGTCCAGCCTGTCAGGCGCGGTGATGAGGGTATATTGCCGACCGAATTGCTGGCTGAGCTTCTTTTCCTGGTCTTCGTCCAGCATGGCCTCATCAAGCAGCGTGTCCAGCTCTTCCCGCAATTCATCGGTGTTGAGCTGTAACTCCGGCTTTCTGGCCTCATAGAACAGAGGGACGGTCGCACCGTCACGCACGGACTGGGCGAAATCATAGACGGAGACGTAATCGCCGAATACTTCGCGGGTGCGGCTTTCCTCGCCCTGGATCAGCGGAGTGCCGGTAAAGCCGATGAAGGAAGCGTTCGGCAGGGCCGCGCGCATATTGGCAGCGAGTTGGTCATATTGGCTGCGGTGGGCCTCGTCGGTCATGACGATGATGTCCGACCGTTCGGACAGCACGGGCATGGGTTCGCGATCCGCTGTGCTGAATTTCTGGATGAGCGTGAACACATAACGTTCATTGCCCGCCAGAAGCTCCTTCAGATGGTTGCGGCTTCCGGCTTGCGCCTGATGAATATCCTTGGTGAGTGCCCCGGCAGAGGCGAACTGCCCGGCGATCTGGTCGTCCAGCTCCGAGCGATCGGTAACGATGACGAAGGTGTAATTTCCACCCAGCCGGCGCAGCACCTTTTCCGCGAACATCACCATGGACAGGCTCTTGCCCGATCCCTGCGTGTGCCAGAATACGCCCAACCGCCCCTGATTGCTTTCTATTTGGCGGACTGCGCCGATGGCGCGGTTGACCCCCAGCACCTGATGATATTTGCCGACGATCTTGCGCAAGCCTCCACGCGCCTCATCGAACAGCACGAAATTCTCGATCAGGTCGAGAAAGCGGGTGGGTTCGCCGGTCGCGCGCAGCAGGGTTTCAAGGCTGGGATCGTCGGTCAAGTCTTCTTCCAGCCGCTTCCAGGGCGCGAACACGTCGTAGGGCGCATGGCTGGCTCCCATTACCGCTTCCAACCCGTTCGACAGGATCACGAAGCCATTAGCTTGAAAAATCTGCGGGATGGTGTCGCGGTAGTCGCGCAGGTTGTTGTCATAGGCTTCGGCCAGCGGGCATGCTGGGCCTTTCCATTCCGCCAGCAGCAGCGGCAAGCCATTGACGAAGCCGATGGTGTCGGGCCGTCGCCGATGCAGCACCCCGTCGATCCAGACCTGACTGGCGACAAGAAAATCATTGGCGGCAATATCTACCCAGTCGATTACGCGCACCAGCAGATCGTCGAACTTACCGTCATCGCGCCGCACTTGCACCGGAACGCCGTTACGGATCAGCGACAGCACTTCACGGTTGGCGGCGTCCGGAAGCATGGCCGAACGGTCGCGGGTGATTTCTGCTTCGGCTTGCGTTAGGGCTTCGACTGGCAGGTTCGGGTTCAGCTTCCGCAGCGCCGCTTTCAGGCGCGCGGGAAGGAATGCCTGCTGGAAACTCGTACGTCCCGTCGGGTTTGCTGGCCCCGGCACTTCCCCGTGCAGGTCGACATGCTGCCAGCCCAGTTCCCGCAACAAGGCAAGGGCGGGCTTTTCAACAATTCCATCCTCTGACGCGACAATGCCGGTAAGCCCCAGAGCCATATCAGGCTGCCTCTTCCAGTTCGCGTTCTGCTTGCGCGACGGAAAGTTGGCCCGAGATCAGGCGGGGGAGCAGGAGGTCGCGGGAGGCGGCGAGCGATCCGTTGGTCTTTCGCAAGCTATCGGCCAGTCGCAGCATTGGTTCGGCAAAATCTGTGAAGCGTTCGACGAGGATTGAAGGGGGCAACAGGATCGCCGCCCTTTCAAAGGTTGCGGCTGTCACTGCCGGATAGGCAGCCCCTTGGGCATTGCCGACTAGATAGCCGACAAAATTGTCGGTTGTGACCCAGTAGTAGAGATAAGCGAACGAAGTTTCGCGGGCATCCAAGACGGTAAACCCTGTTGAAGCGACGATCTCTGGCGTCGGATCGAGAACCACCGCAAAGGAGCGCCGGTTAGGGCGTACGTTTGACCACAGGATGCTCCCATCGGTCACAATACGGCGGGCACGACCCGGCGCTTCTGCAAAAGGCATGTGGTTTATGGCGTCGATCTTGCCCGGCGACACTGAGGAAATGTCGATATAGCCAATTTCTGATGGGGCGTTCGCAGGTCGCAGGGAAGCGGCGTTGATACCTGAGACATTGCCTAAAGTATCGTAGCGCCACCCCTCCGGTAGCGGGCCATTGGGTGTGTCGAGGATCGGAACCTGTTCATGACCGGGGAAGCGAAAGCGGACGAACCATTCCTCAAACAGGCCCCGCGCCATCTCTTCCAGCACCGCTATCCGTCGCCGGTCGACCTCGATCAGATCGTCATAGGCCCGGAGGATGGACGCGATACGGCGCTGGGTGGGCAGAGGCGGGAGGCGAACTGGAAAGTTTCGGATTGTTCCGACGCTTAGGTTTCGTTGAGCGCCCGCCACAACGAGGTTGAGCAGTTCGTGTCGGCGCTCCTTTATCGCATAGAACAGGTAAATTGGGTCACAGACCGCCGAGTTCGCTATGAGAGCACAGCACGCCTGATTCGTGGCGGCGGGGGTGTCGACGATGCCCATCGTCGTAATAGTTCGACCATCGCCATACATGGCAATCAAGATGGTGCCAGACGGGTATAGTTTAGCAGATGAGTTGTTCAGTCCAGCTTCGGTGATACGTTCCTCGATCGACTGGACTTTCCAATCGTTGAGTTCGCCTGTTTTGATCCAAGGGATTGCACCGCCCACCCAGAAACCTGGCTCGCGCCGCGATGGGGTGCCTCCGCTGTTTATTGTCGTGCACAGATCACGTAGTGGGATCAGCGGATAATCGCTCACGCCAACACCTCGGCCACATTCGCGGCAATCACATCCTGCAAGCGCGCCGCCTCGGCGTTCAGCCCTTCCAATTCTTCCTGCAAGGCTTCCAGCCTCACGCGGAAATCCTCATCCTCCACCTGCTCGTCCGGCGCGATGCCGACATAGCGTCCGGGGTTGAGGCTCCAGTCCTGCGCGGCGATTTCTGCGCGGGTGGCGACTTTGCACAGGCCAGGCACGTCCCTGTATCTATCGTCCCCGAAGGTTTCCCTCATCTTCGGGCCGCTGCCCGCCTCCAGCTCTTTCTCTTCACCGCGCCACAGCCGCACGATGTTGCCGATGAACTCGATCTGGTCCGACGTGAAATCCCGCCGAGCCCGGCTGACCTGGCGGAAGATATCCCGCGCATCGATGAACAGCACCTTATCCGCCCGGTCGCCTTTCGTCTTGCCCTTGTCTAGGAACCAGAGCGTCACCGGAAGGGTGACGGTGAAGAACATGTTGGGCGAGGTGCTGACGATCACGTCCACCGCGCCGGTCTCGATCAGCTTGCGGCGCATCTCGCGTTCCGATCCGCCCGCATCGGATGCAGAATTGGCCATGACGAAACCCGCGCGCCCCTTGTCATTCAGGGCGGCGGCGAACAGGCCGATCCACAAGTAATTCGCATTGTTGACCGTGGGAACGCCGAGCGAGAAGCGCGCCTCGACATGCCCGGCATCATTTACCAGTCGGGAACGATCAACTTCCGACTGGTTGAATGGCGGGTTTGCCATCACGAAATCGAACGCGCCAACCATCCCGTGCGGGTCCGCATAATAGCTGTTCGCCACTCGCACGTCGCCCGAAAGCCCATGAACCGCGAGATTGAGGCGGCACAGCTTCTGCGTGTCCTCCATCTTCTCAGCCCCATAGATGCTGATCTCGCGGCTGGGGTTCCTGTGGTGCCGCTTCACGAACTCGGCGGAATGGACGAACATGCCGCCAGAGCCGCAGGCGGGATCGAATATCTTGCCGTGATAGGGTTCGATCACCTCGACGATCAGCTTCACGATCGACGAGGGCGTGAAATACTCCCCACCCTTCTGCATGAAGGCAGATGCGAACTCGCCCATGAAATACTCGAAGATCAGGCCATAGGCATCGCCCTCGATCTTGAGCGGGGCCAGCAGGCGTAGCACTTCCCTTAGCACGCTGTTGGGCAGCGCGCCGTAGCCGCGCGGCAGGACACCGGCGAGGTCGGGATTATGCTGCGTGATGGCCTCCATCGCCGTGTTCAGCGCCTCGGCCAGATTTTCCGTTTCCGGCAAGCCCAGCAGGTGGGAGAAGCGAGCATGATCGGGCAGGAATACCGCACCGTGTCCGTGATAATCTTGCGGCGTTGGTTTCAGGCGGCCCGTGAAGGTCTTCGACAGATCGGCGTGAACGAGATCGAACCGGGCCTCCATCTGCCGCAGCGCAATTAGGGCAAGTACCGGCTGGGCATACTGGTCAGGACGCAGCGCGGTGTTGGTCCAAAGTTGCTCGGCGGTTTTGAATAGCCGCCGTGAAAGGTCCTGAAGATCAACTGACAATGATGTGCCCCCAGATGCGTGCTCGGATATCGATGAGGTACTTATGATGATTTGAAAATCAGTGTCGACCAAAATAGTTAGACCGCAAGCTTCCCGATGTGACATATATCTGGAATGCCTCGTCGGCGACGCCACGTGACGGTAGCGGGCAAGAATGTCTACTCAAGTCGTTCGTGAGTAAAAATCGGCCGTTCGGCTCTCGGCTTCAGATCGGCCAAGGCCGGTTGGCATGCGCAATGACCGCTGCTGGCGCAAGCTAGCCATCCAGCGCGTTGGTGTTAGACTTCCGCTCACAACCCCAAAGCGGGATTCGGCTGTACCTTTGTGGGCCCCAGGGCGCCAACGAGGAAGGTAACATGCGCAAGAAGCCGCGCAACATCCCCTATGACCACGACTGGCAGCGCCTGTCCAAGCGCTTCCTGAGGGTGCACCCTATGTGCATGGTGCGTGGCTGCGGCAGACAGGCTAAGCACGTGGACCACATCGTCACGGTGCGTGCCGCTCCGCACCTACGCCTGGCGTGGTCCAACCTGCAGGCGCTCTGCCGTCAGCATCATTCCAGGCTCACGCATGCTTACGATCGGGGCCGACTATGTGGTGCGTGCGACGTCGACGGCTTGCCACTCGATCCAGCCCATCCATGGGCACAGCTCACCCAGCAGGAAGCGATAGCTGCCGTCAACTGCAAGGCTCCGCTCGATCCCTACTACGCTGCAAATCTGAAGCGTGGGTGGGTACGCGGTGAGGAACGATGACCTTAGCTCTTGAGCGTCTTGCGACACCCGGCTTGCCGCCGAAGCGATTGCACGATGTCGCGGGCGAACATAGTCGCGCTGTGCGGATCGCGTCTCCGCCGCTGGCCCTTCGCGGCGAGCCCGTTCAGCACCGGACGGCCCACCATGGCGAAGCGGATGAAGATCGCGCCTTCGATGTCGTATACTGGCTCCGTCATCCTTCGGGCATTCAGTGGTGAAAATCTGACGCGTGTTCGATCAGCCTTCCCTATTTCAGATGACAAAATCGCCAGCGCACGTAAAGTCTCTGGCTATTAATCGTTTCGAGACCGATGAGCGCCCCAGCTCGCGTGCGAGGAGTGAGACTGGCGATGGCATTGGTCAGCTACGTCCTTGGTGATTGCCCCGGCTGCGGAGCGAAAAACTCCTTCGGCAATATTGACGTATACGCCACGCGCGTATCGCTGGGCTGCGGCAGGTGCACTTACAAGGAAAGCCGCTCGCTTCCGCCCATCACGAAGAAGATCCTTTATCTCGACCAGTATTTTTTCAGCCATGCCGTCCGGGGCAAAGACCCACAGTTTACGGCCGCCGCAAAGCTCATCCGTGAGCTGGTTGGCCTGCAGCTTTTGGCAGTGCCGTACTCCGACGTGCACGAGGACGAGACCCACCAATGGGCAGGGCATGAACAGCTCCTCGAATTCATCAAGTCCACGGCCGGTGGACATGAGTTTTCCCAGACCTATCGGGTGGAGCTGAACCAGCTCAACAAAGCGTTCGAGGCATTCCTGAAGGGTCAGCCCGCGGCCTATGTTCCCAGGCGCGAGGACGCCCTTCAGGACAAGATTGACATCTGGGACGGATACTACCGCATCGAGGTGGGCGGCTATCACGGCGACGTCGACCTTATCCGCAACCTCAAGGGGCAGGCAATTGACGGTCTGGTTGCGCTATTCCCCGGATGGCGCGGAAGCACCAATACGTTCGAGCAAGATGTCGGCTTGGAGCACGAGGCTGCCGCGAAAGGCTATTTGGACGCCTATGTGACTTTCGTGAAGCGCATTGCCGAAGGCGACTTCATGGCTCTCATGAACGCGCCCATTATGTCACAGGTTATCCAGACGCTGATGCACCACTTCCCCAGCGAAGTGGCTCCGCCCGAGCGGATGAAGCATATTTTGGCATTTCTCTCCTCCGAGCACATCCACAACACGCCCTATCACGACATTCAGGCCCGTATGTACGCTACGTTGAAAGCCATGGTGAAGGGTGGTTCGTACATGAACCCTGAGAAGAGCATCGCGCGGCTTTCGGGCTTCTACTATGACGTGAAGCACATATCTACCTATGCGCCTTACTGCGATGCCTTCCTCATGGACAATCCCATGGCCGAAATCGTCGGTCGCGATACGGTGGGACTTACTGAGCGCTATGGAGTTCAGGTGTTCAGCCGGAACAATTGGGGTGATTTCATTCGGTGGCTTGAGGCTTTAAAGTCGGGAATGACCAACGAGCACAAAGAGGCCCTGCGCATCGCCTACCCTAGTATTTCTATTCCCGCGTGAACTTCGCTCAGGCTAGGACCGGCCCGGTGGCGATAGCGCCCCGGGTCGCAGGCAAGTAGCGGCAGCCCGTTACCCCTTGGACGACGTTGACCGTTTCTTCTTGCTCTTGGTGACAGACTTCCGATTCTTCTCCTGCTGAAACCAGCGATTTCCCATCTCCTCGAACGATACATCGAAACGGGTAACCCTATAGGGGGCACAGTTGATAACGTCAGCGTCTTCCGGGTTGAAGAGGACGATATTGAATCCCTTCTCACCGAATTGGCTTTTATACACGATGGCGTCATACCCAGCATTCCTAAAGACCTCAGTTAGGATCTGGGTGGGAACGTATTCTGCAGCGTCGTCTGACCTCGTGACCGGCTCGGAGAAGGCATTATCGATGTCGATCCAGACTGCCTTTTCCCGCTGCTCCGGCGTGAGTGGTTTACCGGTAAGAATATGATTTAGAATCATGCCCATCGAAGATTGACCATGGCCGCGCGAGAGGTCGAGTGCTCGTAGCCTCCGCTTCAATTTGAACTGCGCAACCGAAATCTCTGCCCCGATCCACGGGCGAACCTCGGAGATGACGGTCTGCTCGGTGGTGCCCAAGTAGAGGACGGAAACTCCAGCCGCATTCGCCCTTCCTTCGGTTGATCTATTCGGACGTGGTTTCATCCGCGCCGCCGAGTAGCCGGAAGGTTGCTCGGGTTCATTTTTGCGGAAGGATATGTAGTCGATGCCGCGCTGTGCCCTGAAGAGTACAACCCCTCTTTTCAGAGGGACGTCCCGGGCTTTAAGCGTCGCCAGTACCGTCGCGATAAACGCCTTCACATGTTCATCCCAAACGTACCGGCGCTGGTATCGCACGCGACGCGCGAATTCCCGGTAGCTCGCGTGGGATGCAAATTCAGGCTTCTCGGGATCATCCACATCTGTTGTCGCCATGTCCAAACCATGCACCTTCGCCCCGACTGTGCGTCCAGTAGTAGCGTCCGCGCCTTTTGCACGCAATCAGGGCGGGACGGGAGCTTGGTTGACCACTTGTCCATTCGTGGACAAGTTCGCCTTGCCTTGGTGGCGCTCCCGGAACAGCAGCGCATAGGCGAGCGCTTTCTGCCCGGAATGGCGCAACTCCAGGGCCGGCTGGAGGGGGCACAAGAGCAATCGCTTCTTACTTCTGTTCAACCTTGCCAATGATGCGACGCCGACAAAGTGCCAGCGCCTCGCCTTCGCCTTTAGCAGGCGCCTACACGCACGTTGGGCTTCCGACTGAAGCGGCCAGAGCCTTCGCCCGCGTCCTGGACGAACGTTGGCCGCAAAGCGAAGGCGTTTCGCGTCGAGGCACGTTCGCGAGGCGTTCCGTGAATGTCGCAACGGCGTTGGAAAGTCGGATCAGCTGTTCCGACATCGCTGTTGGGGGGGCCAAGGCCGGGGGGCTGGCGAAAAATCCTGGTATGGAGCCCGGAAGCGCCCCGGTAGCTTCGTTATAGTTTCCGGGAATTTATTTTTTGGATTATCTTTTCGATCGATCATCCTGAAAAAGCTTCCAAAATGCCCCGAGGAGCGAAACCGAAGTCGAAAATCATCAAGGTCGCCGAAGGCAACCGCTCGAAGCTCGGCGTGCACCGGATGCACGACGAACCGCAGGGTTTGGGCCATCCGAGGATGCCGCCTGGGATGAACGAGATGGCCGAGGAGTTGTGGCTGGACACGGTCAGCTCATTGCCGGAGGGGGTGCTGACGCGGGCGGATGAAGCGGCTTTGGAGACGTTCGCCGTGAACTGGGCGACGTTCCGGCAGGCCCGCGAGCGGCTCGAAAAGACCGGCCTGCTCGTCCAGAGCCCCCATGGGCCGATCCGCAACCCCCTGCTCGTCGTCATGAACAACGCCGCCAAGCTGATGATGTCGTCCGGTGCCGAACTCGGGCTGACGCCTGCCGGTCGGGCGCGCCTGGCACACCCCGAGCGCTGGGACACCGATCCGATAACGCTGCTTTTGGGAGAGTGACATGCGCAAGGCCAAGAAAAATCCGTCCGCCGCTGTACCGCTCAAAGGACGGACGATACCGGGCAATGCCGGTCGCTATATCGCGCTTCTGGCACGCGAGCTGTTGGCGGCGGTGCCTAACGGCGGCGATTACGGCAGTGGCGCGGTCGCCTTCGATGTTTCGTTCATAGTCGACATGGACGAGGTGAACAATCTGGCGAACGCCGTCAAAGGCGTCGTCATCCATCGCGTCAGCAGGGAGGACCGAGCAGCATGAACCTGCCATGGCCCGCCGATGCCGTCGAGCGCAGGCCGCTCGCCAGCCTGAAGCACTACGAGAAGAATGCCCGCACCCACTCGCCGGAGCAGGTGGCGCAGATCGCCGCCTCGATCCGCCAGTTCGGTTTCACCATCCCGCTGCTCGTCGACGAGGCGGACGTGCTGATCGCCGGACATGGCCGCGCCTTGGCGGCGAAAGCGATAGGCCTGGACCTGGTGCCGGTGATGGTCGCCAAGGGCTGGACGGCCAAGCAGATCAAGGCCTACCGGCTCGCCGACAACCAGCTCGCCCTGAATGCCGGATGGGACGTGAAGCTCCTGGCCGCCGAACTGGAAGGCATTCTGGACATGACGGCGTTGATCGGCTTCTCCGAGGCGGAGCTGCGCAGGCTCGGACGAATGACCGGCAATCCGGGGCTCACCGATCCCGACGACGCCCCGCCCCTGCCCGACGTGCCGGTGTCGAAACCCGGCGACCTGTGGCTCTGCGGCGCGCATCGGCTGCTCTGTGGCGATGCCACAAAGGCCGCCGACGTCGAGCGGCTGTTCGGTAGCGTCAAACCTCACCTGATGGTGACCGATCCGCCCTATGGCGTCAGCTACGATCCGCACTGGCGGTTCAAGCGCGGTCGCAACGAAAACAAGAAAAAGATGGGCGAAGTCGTGAACGACGAGCGCGTCGACTGGCGCGAGGCCTATGATCTCTTCCCCGGCACGGTCGCCTATGTCTGGCATGCGGGCCTGTGCGCCAGCGCCGTTGAAGCCAGCCTGCTCGCCAGCCGGTTTGAAATCCGTTCGCAGATCATCTGGGCCAAGGACCGCTTCGCGCTGTCGCGCGGCCACTATCATTGGCAGCACGAGGGTTGCTGGTATGGCGTGCGTGGCGAAACGTACTGGAGCGGCGACCGCACGCAATCGACGATCTGGCAGATCCCTGCCCGCGACGATTCCGGCCACGGCCACTCGACGCAAAAGCCGGTCGAGGCGATGCGGCGACCGATCCAGAACAATTCATCAGCGGGACAGGCGGTCTACGACCCGTTCGTTGGCTCGGGCACGACGATTATCGCTGCGGAGATGGAGGCGCGCGTGGCCTACTGCCTTGAGCTCAACCCGGCCTATTGCGACGTCGCGGTCAAGCGCTGGCAAGACTTCACAGGAGAAAAGGCCCGCTTGGACGGCGGGCCTTCGTTCGACGATGCGAGCGCTGTCAGACCTTGACGATCCGGTAGACGCGACCGCGCCCCTCGATCTTCTCCGAGGCAAGTGCGTGTCCTTCGGGGAACTGCTTCTTCTTCGGCAGCGTCGAGATAGCCGCGCGGGTGGTGTGCGGCAACCAGCCGAACTTGGCCGCGACCTCGGCCACCGATGCGCCCCGCTCTTCGAGCAGCAGCAGCACCAATGTGTCTGTCTTGTTTTCGCGCGGCTGCTTGGCGGGCTGCTCCGCCTTCGGCTTTTTCGCCTTCGGCTCGCTCGCCACCTTGGTGTCCTTGGCCTTGGCTGCCTTGGCTTTGCGCTGCGGCTGTACCGCTTCTTTCGCCTCGGCGAAATCGACGATGGCGTCGGGCGCCGTGTCGACAGTTTCGGGCTCGTCGCCACCACCTACAATTTCAGAAACAATCACTGGAAGTCTCCGTTTCGTGTTACGGTTGTGGACATAGGATTGTGTTTATCGACAAGCAAGCGGCACTCGCTGGTAAATCTGCGGGTGTCCTGACGAGCGAAATGCGCCAGCTCATGCATCGGCGCGACGTGCCGAAAAAGGACTGGCCGCTGCCGTCCGGCAGGGCCATCGCCTTTGCGCATTCGCTGATCGTCCCGGCGGGAAAGCACGTTGGGAAGCCGCTGCGCCTGTCGCGGCCACAGATCGAATTCATTCGTGACGTCTACAATCCCCGCAACAAGGAGGGGCTGCGCAGGCGCAGGCAGGCGATCTTCTCGGTCGGCCGCCGGAACGGCAAGACACTGCTCGCCGCGGTCATCATCCTGCTGCACCTGGTCGGACCGTTCAAACGGCCGAACAGCGTGATCGCCTCGGCCGCCACGACCCGCAAGCAGGCGGGGATCGTCTATCGCTTCGTCGCCAAGATGATCCACCTGAACCCGGTGCTGATGAAACGGCTGAAAGTCGTCGAGTCGACGAAGCACGTCACGCATCGGCGCGACGGCTCGTTCTATTCGGCCATCGCCGCCGAGGCGGGCGGCCAGTTCGGCGAGGGCCTCGACCTCGTCGTCTACGACGAGCTGGCGCAGGCGAAGAACGCGGCGCTCTACGACGTGCTGAATCGGCGCGCAGGTCGAGCCGCTGATGATGATCATCTCGACGCAGGCGCCGGCCGACGACCACATCCTGTCGGAGCTGATCGACTACGGCCTGAAGATCCGCGCGGGCGAGATCGACGACGATACCTTCACCGTCCACCTCTACGCCGCCGATCCCGGCTGCGACCTGCTCGACGAGCGCCAGTGGAAAAAGGCCAATCCGGCGCTCGGCGACTATCGCGACATCGACGAGTTTCGCGCCGCCATGAAGCGCGCCACCAAGGTCGGCTCGCTGGAGGCGCGGCTGAGAAACCTCTACCTGAACCAGCGCGTCCAGGCGAAAGCGCCGTTCCTGTCGCCAGACGTCTGGCGGCGCAATAACAGGCCAGTGCTCGAGGATCTGCTCTATGACGGCCGACCCGTCTACGGCGGGCTCGACCTGTCCTACCGCACCGACCTGTCGGCGCTGGTGATGGCGGTCGAGGACGACCAGCGCAACGTCCACCTCATCCCACGCGTCTGGACTCCCGGCGACACACTCGATGAGCGGGGCTTACGCGATCGCGCCCCCTACCGGGTGTGGGCCAACAGGGGCTTTCTGGTTCCGGTGCCTGGCGAAGTGCTGGACTATGATTTCCTCGCCGCCGACGTCGGCGAACTGTCGGCGTCGATCTCGTTCACCACTGTCAACTACGACCAGTGGCGGATCGACGTGCTGAAGCAGTCGTTCAACCGGCTCGGCGTTGCCGTGCCGTTGCAGGCCTTCGGCCAAGGCTACAAGTCGATGTCGCCTGCCATCGAGATCTTCGAGGAACTCGCGGTGAAGGGAAAGCTGTTCCATGGCGGCCACCCGGTCATGCGCTGGTGCGTTTCCAACGCGGTGATCGAAATGGACGCCGCCGGGAATCGGAAACTCACCAAGTCAAAGTCGTTCGGCCGAATCGACGTCGCCGTCGCCGCGGTGATGGCGGTCGCCGCCTGTCGTCTGCAGACGGAAAACGAGGTCGATGTAGAGAGCATGGTCGCATAAATTCGACGCATTACCTGTCAGGAAGGCCAATGGCACGAAAATGCCGCATCTCTCGCACCAGCTTACCTCCGAGGCGAAGCCTTGCGTCAGCGGCCAAATGTGGACGTTTACTGGCGGTCGCGCACCTAGTCTGCTTGAACCCTGCGAGCCCGAATCCGATGGCGCGTCTCCTGGGCATCAGAACTGCGATATCCCCGCAATAAACAGGGCTTAACCCGAATGGGCAAATGGAGACAGAGGATGCGATGTGCTAGCCCCCACCTAGCCGTTCGAACGGGGACGAGGCGGTTAGAGGCCTGGCGCTTGATTGTCAGTGGCGACGGGCCTCGCAGAAGGGGAAGGCTGCGGCAGAGGCATTGGCCACCCCCAGGCGCAGCCGCCAAGCCGACAAGCGCTCCCAGCTTGCCCCCCCCGCGATATGTTCACGACAGCTCGCTAGCCTCACCCACCAAACGCATGACCTTAGCCTGGATGCTTGCGCAAGTCGTCTCGCATTCAGCGAGTAATTCGGGCTGGTCGTTCAAGTGAAGCTTTTCCCAAGCTTCTGCCGCGAGCGCATACGCCTCGAAAAGGTCATCCAACTCGCGGCTTTTTACCGAGAGGAGTTGCTTTCGACACTGCGGCAGGGCCATGGCCAAGCGGGCCCTGCCGACTCGAGCTAGTGACATTTTCGCCTGCCTGAATATCAATCTGAGCTGGCCTTCATTCCAGGGAGAGAAAGGGCTCGCTCTACTGTGTGAGAATTGTCCGGCAGCGATCTCCAGCCAAAATCCTCCTCCGAAGGCAACCCCAGAGCTCTGCTGAAGGGACGGACTCGCATCGCTCTGGGATTCGCACCTTAGGCGGGGTTTCACGCCGGGTACGCTCGGTCGCATATGGATCGGGACAAGCGCCCGGCAATGGGTATAGGACCTTTAGCGCTCATAGGGCGGGACTTAAGTCCCGTATGTCGCGCGAGCGGGAACTACAGGACATTCCCTTCGTTCTCGTGTCAGCGAACGGGAGTGTAGAAATGTTATCCCGCCATAGTCACGACACGCACTCGACGGCTTTTCCGATCGGCCTGCTTCTGCTCGCGGTGGGCGCTATCCTCGCCTACCTGGCGATCGGCGGAGCATTGACGGAGAACAACAGCAAGATAGCCGTCTATACGCCGCAAATGTCGGATGGCGCGAAGCCACGCTGAGATCCGGGCGCGACCGGCGCGAGCCCCTTCTTTCAGCAAGCCATTACCGTGTTTGAAGCTCTTGGAGAGCGATCGGACCTTGGTCCAACGCGCGCCGCTAAAGGTCTGCGAACTCTGGCCCAATGGCTACCGCGATGCATCATTGTGGCGAACGTCGGAGTGTACCCGGAGCTACAGCGATGCCGGACCGTAGATGGAAAGATCGGCTTGCGGAGCTGGGTTGGAGGGTCGCATCCGGCCCCGGAGCGACAGCGATTTACATCACAGCCGCCATGTTGATCGCTGCCCTTGCGAGCGCAACGACCGGTATTCCGGCATATGTACTCGTTGCGGTCGCGGTTGTTCTTGTGCTGCTCGTTGACCCACCGCAGAAGATCCGAAAGTTCCGACAGCAACAGCGCCGGCGACAAAACGGATTGCGGTCCCGGTCGGCCAGCCACGAGCCCGCAATGGGTCCGAGGGCAAAGGCGCGATAGGAGAATCATTTGTCCAGTAGCCTGCCGGCACGAAGAACGCCAGATCCGATCGACTCGGGTGTTGGGACAAAAAATCCGTATGCAGCGCCT